ACTTGCATCTAAACCTTCAGCAGTAAAAGCATCTTGTAAGTCTTGAGCGATGATACCAAAGTGTACTCTGGCTTCATCACCTTTTTCTTCAACAGCAGACCTCCATCTAAACTTCTTCAGCAAACCTTTAGCAGTAACAGCGACTCTAGTCTCTGCATCTGATAGGTCTGCTTCATCTTGTTTTTCATTTCTGTCAGAGGTTTGGATAGTTCCATTGGTTGCGAATACGTCATCAAATCTATTACTTACTGTACCTAAATCAACAGTATTATCAGAGCTTGGTTGCAATCTAGGCGTACCAGATGCAGTTGATGTTATTACTTGTATATGATTTGATTGGTTTCCACCAATATAAATAATTCCACCATTACTATTGTAAGAAGTATTACCACTACTTGATGAGATAGTTCCAACTGTTGAGTTATCTTTGCGGAAGTCAACGATAGTCCCATCATTTGTATTTCTGTTTACATAAATAGGAACACTAGCATCTGAAGTTACATAAAGGTTATTTGGACGTAATTCAATACCTGCTGTCCCTAAAGCACCACCAGTAGTCTTACCCACCAACACGTTGCCTGATGAGTCTATTCTCATGCGTTCTGTGTTGTTTGTATAAAATTGCCAGTAGCCTGAGCTAGAAGGAAGATAGCGCAATGCTGTTTGTGAGTTTGTAGTGTCAAACAAAGACCAAGAATTAGTGCTACTGTTATCTTGGTCAACATACATTGAATAGGTAATGCTATTGTTTTCTAGGTCTAGTGCCCTATGTTGTTGTCCTGTGCTTTTGTCTAAAGCTAAGGTTGCAGACGGAATACTCGTACCAATACCTACGCCTGTGCTATTAATCACCATTCTCTCAGTACCAGCAGTATCGAATCTTATGATATCTTCGTCAGCAGATTCTTCAACCTGTACTTTGGTGTCCTCGTCAGCGTCTTTTAGTATCGTTGCTGTGTTGATGTCTGTTTGCGTAAAGGTCATTACCTCTATCGTTGCTGTATTTGGTGGAGCAGTGTCAAAGGTTAATGTAGTGCCAGAGGTTGTGTATCCGTCTTTCTGTTGATAAACACCATCAATAAATACTTGTGTGTTGTTTTCATTGACAGGATTTATCGAAAGCGTGAATCCTGTGGTACTTCCGTCTCCAGTGAACTGGTCTAGGTTTAGATTATTGCCTGAGACTGCTGAGGCTACAGAGTAAACAACAACTGTATTGCCATTAGCAGGAGCTGTATCAAAGGTTAAGGTTGTTCCTGATACGGAGTAGGCTGATTGGTTTTGGAATACACCACCATTAAAGACGACTAAGTCATTCTCATTTGATATGGATTGAGATAGGGTAAAAGCTACTGTACTTCCATCTCCTGTAAAGGTATCTGTAGTGAAAGTATTAGAGCCACCACCACCGCCACTGCCTGCTATCGCTCCCCATTCGGTTGTGTAGCCTTCAAATTGACCTGTCTCTGAGTTGTATCGAAAGAATCCAGCTTCGGCTGTTGGTCGTTGTGCTGTGGTTCCTGTAGGAACATGAATAGCGTCTGTTGCTGAACCAATATCTAAGGATACGTCAGGCGTTGCGTTTAGTATACCGACACGATTGTTAGCGGTATCGACTTTTAAAGTATTGGTATCAATAGTGACATCGCCACTGGCTGTTAGTGTTGTAAAGGCTCCTGTGTTTGCAGAGCTGGCTCCTATCGGCGTTCCGTCTATTGAGCCTGAATTGATATCAATACCTGTGACGGGAGTTGTTCCGTCTAATAAATCATCAATGACATCTAAGTCGTTATTGAGCTTTTCACCCCATGTATCTTCTGAGGCATCTAGCTCTGGTTTAACGAGTCCGTAAGTGGTGGTTGTTGTATCTGCCATTTAACGCCTTGCTTGTTCTGTCCATGTTTCTGAGGTTGGGGACTGTAAGGTCCATGCCTCGCTTGTTGCTGTTTGGTCTGTCCATGTGTCTACCTCGTCTCCAGATAAGACCACAGCATCCCATTTGTAACTACCAATCGCTACTGTTGATAGTGTGATAGCTTCTGACGCAGAGCTTTGCTGAACTCTTACGCCGTCTGTTGTCATTATAGCATTTATTTCGACACTTGCGTTTCCACTAAGAATAACAACTGCATTTGTTGTTGTTGAGCTGGTGAAACTATCGCTAATGTCTGCCAGTGCAATTCTTACGCCATCAGCAGAGGTGCTTGAGGTTACAGATGCACTTGTATCTGAGGTAGCAACTCTTTTTGCATCAATACTGGTAGAGGATGTAACTGTATCTGAGACATCCCCAAGTCCGATACGTTGCCCTGTCGTTGCAAACGTACTGGTTAGACTTTCGTTGACGTTGCTGGTGCGTACTCTGTCGTAATCGATGACAACGGCTGATGCTGTAGTTACCGATACGGCAGATGTGCCTAATCGAACTCCAATTGCTGAAGTCGATGACGTAGACGCTATTGAGGAGCTTCCTAGCCTTACAATCAGTCCTGAGACTGTTGTTGATGAGGATGCGCTTAGAGACGCTGTGCTAGTAAATACCTCTGGTCTATCGTACTTACCAGAGTCATAGACTCCAGTATTGTAGGCAGTACGCAATGCCATCTTAGTCTAGCGTGATATCTAAATCACCTGCGTTGATTCTAAATACATCTCCTGATGCTATAGCCTTTGATGATGTCAATGGTGCGTGAACAATCATTGCGCCACCTGTTGAGGCATCGTGTACACCAATGTGCGTAATGGTTCCCCATGAGCCTGTTGCTTCTGGGAACTCAATGGCTGCACTGTTGGTTGCTGCATTGTCAGTAATGCTAAAGGTTACTGCTGTTCTGGCGTATGAACCACCTGATACTTCTGTTCCTGCTGCACCTGTTTCGGTAGGGTCAGAAGTGAAAAGACCAACGTACCAAGATGTAGGTCTGGTCGCTGTATCAGTCGTTAAAAGCCAGTCAAGGACTGTATTTTCATATGTGTTGGTTAAACTCATTAATAACTCCGTATACGTTTTCTCAATCCCGAACCGCCAGCTAAGACTTTCTTAGATTGAATATTGATAGAACTAACTGCCCCAGAGTATAACACACTCCAGACCTGAACTCTGTTGTCCTCTTTCAAATAAGGTGCTGATTGCATCAATGCTCCATACAAGTAAGCGTCAGGATGTGATTCCAGTAACCAGTTAGAAGTATTACTGTCAGAAAGTTTATCTAGTGTTCTGTAGTACAGTAATTCGGCATCGTAGTCAGCATCAGGCGTAGGATAGACTTCTAGGGAGTCTCCAACAAGGCAATAGTATCTTGGCTTGCCTGTAGCGTTGGCAGTATTGTTTCGTAGTTCTAACATATCATCGAGTGATGTTAGTTCAAGTTTTGTTTTGTAAGTATCGTTAAGATGAAACCTGATAGGCTCAAGAAAGTCTGTAGGTAATGAGCTGTACTGTGTATCGATTTCAGCTTCACTTCTTTTTTGCATCTTGTAACTTCTAACCTCACGTTCCATCTGCGCTTCAGCAAGTGTAATAAAGTCAGGAATGACTGATGTTAAGTCATCTCTGTTTAAGAAGTCTGCAATACTGCTTTTTAATTCTGAATAGGTTGTTATTGCCATTTTCTTTCCTTGTTGCTAAAATCATTATAACATGATGTATAATATTTGGTATGGCAAAAGATTCCAAATTAACACGAGTCGGTGTTTCAGGTTATAATAAACCAAAGCGTACTCCTAATCATCCCACAAAAAGTCATGTGGTGGTGGCAAAAGAAGGAGATAAAACAAAAACTATTAGGTTTGGGCAACAAGGTGTATCTGGAGCTGGCAAGAATCCAAAAACAGAATCAGAGAAAGCAAGAAGGCGTAGCTTTAAAGCCCGTCACGCTAAAAATATCTCTAAAGGTAAGATGTCAGCTGCTTACTGGGCAGACAAAGTAAAATGGTAGACGATACGATAGGTTTATTCTGGTGTCCTGAGTGCAAATGCTATTTTTCTTGGGAAGAATTTCATAAGGACCACAAGCATGACTAAAGGACTGTACGCAAACATACACGCTAAAAGAAAACGTATTAAAGCTGGCTCAAAGGAGAAAATGCGTAAAGTGGGGAGCAAGGGTGCGCCAACTGCTAAAGCATTTAGACAAGCTGCCAAGACAGCTAAGAAACGTAAATGATAAAAAAACTATTAGAAGCTGCCGATTACATCATACCACCCCCATTAACCCGTGACGAGATTAAAGCAGCGTTAGAGAAGAACGGTTACCCTATTGATAATGCACGAGCTATAGACGATATCATCAAAATAGTAAGAATACTGGAAAAAGACGGCTACGGCATCCAGATTACACGAGAATGTGATAAAATGTTTATAGAGAGATTCCTTGTTTTTAAGGGATTATTAGACGAATACGAAAGTAAGGTACTAAACTAATGGCAGGTAGACCTAAAAAAGAATTTACAAAAGAAGAAATTATCAAGTTGTGCCGATTAAACTGCACAATGGAAGAAATTGCTGCTTATTTTGGTTGTAACAAGAAAACCATCGAAAGAAGGATGCAAGACGACCCTGATATTGCTGAAGCGATTGAAATGGGGCGTAACTTAGGCAAATTATCTTTAAGAAGAAAACAAATTCAAGCTGCTGACAAGGGCAATGCTACCATGCTGGTATGGCTAGGTAAGCAAGTACTGGGTCAGAAAGACAGAACCGAAACAGAGATTACTTCCCCTGATGGTAGTTTACAGCCTACTCAAATTGTGCTAAAAGGAGTATCAGCGTATGACGACTCAGACAGCACAGATACAGATACCGAATAAACTTATCCCCGTATTTAACGGAGAAGCACGCTATCGTTGTGCTTACGGCGGTAGGGGGTCAGGTAAGACCCGTACTTTTGCGTTAATGACCGCTGTTAAGGGCTATCAGTTAGGTAAATCAGGCAGGTCAGGCATCATACTGTGTGCTAGGGAACACTTAAACTCACTCGATGAATCCTCATTGCAAGAGGTTAAAGAGAGCATACAGAGCATTGATTGGCTCAATGAGTACTTTGAGATAGGGGAAAAGTACATTAAAAGCCGTGACGGTAAGATACACTACGCTTTTAGTGGT